ATCTTCCCATTGATCATATGCAACTCTAGATTTGATGGAGTAAGAGAAGTTTTGATAATACTCATTATTAGGTAATACTTGTAAATTGTCATTCAAGAATCCTGAAGTTTTTTGCCAACCAGAAATAAATGTTGCACCAACACCAAGATTTATTGTAGAATTGTAATCCACTGATGCTTTAATTATACCCTCATTACCTGAAGTATCTGAAATAATTTTTGTACCTGTCTCTAAATCACTTTCAAACTGAACATATAAGAAACCACTTACTGGATCAAATCTTTTTACAACTCCCCTTTGTAAATCTCCATTTTCCTCAATATTAGTCAATTTTTCATTTTTAAAAAATGGAGAGGTTGAAATTTCTGATTCAAAAACTGGGAAGAATGTCTCTGGAACAACTGAACCTGCTGAGAAGGAAATGACATTTCCAGGAACATCACCTTCATTCAGGAAAGTAGACAGATCATATTCAATAAAAGAACCACTACCACCAAGTTTAGGATCAGCGGCAGTAACCTCAAAGAGAGAATAACCATAATCTTGAGAGTTATAACCCTTACCAGTAGTACCTAAACCAACTCCAATATTTTCAACTAATACAGATTCACCTACCTTAAATGGCCAATTTTTGGCTTCACTAAATTCCTTTGAAAATCCTAATCTTACGATTTTTGTATTTTCATTATAACTTACAGAACTAATACTAAAACCATTAGTATTATTAATAGGAATAAAAATCGGAGGAACCAAATTGAGTGAATTTGTATTATCAATGATCTTTACCTGTGAATCACCAAGTTCGTACTCCAAACTAACATCTATTATTTCTTTACTTGATCCATCCAATACAATAAGATCAGGAGCACTACTGTAGTTTACACCACCTGATGTGACACCGATTGATTCAAATTTCCCAAGTGGAGTAACTAAAAGAACTTGAGGAAGACTTGCAATAGCATTCAAGGTCTTATCAGATGGATATCCAAAACCAATATTATTGAATTTTGTTGAAATGATACTTCCAATTGTATTACTTGATGGTCTTAATAATGCGTCAGTTCCCCTTTCACTTGTAACTGTTGTAAAACCTGGAAGTGATTTATAAGATGAACCTTTATTAAATGCCTTGAGTTTACTGATTGGACCAATTGCATTTTTAGAAATAGTAGTATAAGTTACATTTTTATCATATGAGTTTATGGTATCAGTATCAAAAGGTATATCGTATTTAAATGTGTCACTAGTGATATCAGAAATTGCAAAACTTCCATTAAACTTATTTGAAACTAAATCTATGGCATTATTATTTGGGACATCAACATCTTCGTAAATACCAAGTTTTTTAGCAGTAATTTTATCTAAATTATCTGGATTAAATGCATAATATAACTTTTTAGGTAAATTGTCTGAAACTGTTAGAGTAAGTGCGGCATTATTAGTTAACCCTACTTTTCCAGATCTTCTTACTTCAAAATTTGATGTTGTCTTCGTTGTAATAAATTCATCATTTTTGTCAGGATCAGTATACAATTCTAATTCAAATGCAGAATAATCAATTCCACCCTTTCTAAAAGATAATGAATCATCAGATAGATCAAATTTTAATTTTTGATTTTTTTGAATTTCAACAGCAGGATTGATTCTTGATAGAACAGCAGTTTTTGCAGATCCAATATTTACAAATGATGGATTTTCTTTTGTAAGTTCAAACTTATCCTCAACCAGTTTAATTGAATCTTTATTGAAAACATAAACATAATACATTCCAGCATCAGTAAGATTTTCTGATGGTTGGTTATTTGGTGTATTGTAGATTATTTTATCACCAGTCTTATACTTGTTCTGAGGAACAGTGAATGTGTTCGATGTTGTATTGACACCAGTCTCAAGTACTTCATCAGGATCAAATACAATTCTTCTGTTTGCATTATTATATTTTACAACAATAGTGACTGTATTTTTTGGTTTTACTTCTACAGTAACCCCATCACCATTCTTTAAACCGTGTGTTTGTGCAGTTGAAACTGTCACTTCATTCTCTGATACTCTTCCTTTGAGAACTGATGGAATATTAGTAGTGAAACTATTATAAGTCTCAAGACCATTTCTAGATTCAAAGAATAAAAGACCACCTGCATCAGAATTGATACCAACAAATTGTCCTACAGAATTAACTCCAACTCTTTGTGTTGCAATACCAATAATATCCTTAGATAAAGGAACTGCAAAAACATTACTAGTATCTGACAAATTGTAAACTGGAGTACCAGTAATTCCACTAAACACTCTTATAGAATTTCCAGCATTCTTTTTGTAAATTAGGGGAGTGTTTAATGATAATCTGTGATCAGGAATATAAATCTCTTTTTCATTTACTCTAATTTGAGTTTTGCCGGCTCCAGGATTTGAGAAAGATAAAGTTGTAATCGTACCATCATTATCTGTACCAATACCTAAGGATTCATTAGGATCAAAGTATAATTCTCTATTAAATATTAAGTTTTCTTTAGATGAGATAGATGAAGAAGTGAATTTAATTTTTCTTGGATCATCTCTTACAATAGTTCCTGCAGGGTGTCTAACAGGGAATGTGTTATCAACACCTCTCAGTATTCTAATTCTTCCTGACAATTTATCAACATTGAGTACTTTGACTCTCTCATCTTCTATTTTAAGAATATCATTAGATCCAATGACCTGTTCATCTAAAGAACCAGTAACAAACATAAATGTCACAATACCTGTGACACTGTCTGTATTAAGACCAACTGACAAGTACCATCTCTCACTAGTAACACCTACCTTGTAAGCACCCTCAAAATTCTTATAATAAGATGAAAGATTATCAACAAAAATTGTATCTAAAGACTTAAAATTGTGTGGTGATGATGTCAATCCAACAAATCCATTCTTGGAGTCTCTGGTTGAAAATTCAACATCTTCAATTGATCTAGATACAAGGTTTATGTTATCTACTTTTTTACCAGATAATTCAGATACTCTGTAATCTAAATTTCTACCACCTGTACCAGTGGTGTTAAATCTAACTCTATCATTAATTGCATAGTTATCTCCAGAATCTACAATTTCAATATTATCAACAGAACCAGATGACACTGCTGAAATATCTATTGATTGATTTCTCTCAAGGTCAGAATTAAAAATGTAGTCGTATCCATTGTTATTACCATCAACAAAATAGTTTGTGGTATTTCTAAAATATGATTCTTTTACGATATCAAAATTTGTTTGATTAGAAATTGCCCTGAAGTTAAAGTCTATGGGTTCAGAATTAAAATCATTTCCAATAACATAAGGAAATACAGGTCTCTTGAAATTTTCGAAAGGTCCAGAACCATCATTGTTATCAGAAATAGTACAGAAATAAGCATAAACTCCATTAGGAAAATCTGGAGTTATACAGAATCTTCCATTTGACTCATCTAAATCTCCATCACCAGTGTAAATGAAATCATTTACAAATAAACCAGTAGGAAATGCGTCAGTAGATGGTCTGTTTATAAGATTAGTATTAATATCATATCCAGATTTTAATTTAGTTATTGGACCAGTACCATTTCTAAATTTAAATCCATATGGACCATAGATAGGATTTCCATCATAAGCCCAACCCAAAATTGGAGAATGAAAATTACTATTCTTTTCCAGACCATTATCATCTAAAGGAAGATCAAAAACCCCATATCTTATATCACCGCCGTTAGTAGTTACATTTGATAAAAGTCTAAGTTCTCTTGGTGCGTACAGTGATGAGAACTGTAATGTTTTAGTGTCAATACTCTCACTAATGGAGCAATCATCATCTTTTAAATTAGCAAAGTTCTTTTCAAATAAATTGATATTCCATGCCTTTATATTTGCTTGAACTTTACCACCTTGTCCAGAATTTACTACATTAATAGTGGTCTTACCAGAAACATATCCGGCACCACCTTTATTAATAAAGACACTTTGTATTTTACCATCACTAATTAAAGGTACTATTGAAGCAAAATCGCCAGTTTCAGATATAATTTGAAGATCTGGTGCTGAATTGTAACCAGATCCAGATTCTTTTACAATTACCTCAGTTATTTGACCATTGTTGATAACTGGAGATAGTTCTGCATCTACACCAGAATCAAATTTAACCTCTGGTTGTCTTCCAAAATCGATAATTGTAGATGCACCATATCCAACACCACCATCACTAAGGTCAATTGATTCAATAGATCCTCGGAATACTGGTTGAACTTTAGCATCGTATAATAATACATTTCCAATAAATGGATTATCACTGATTAGATAGTTTGATCCATTCTGTAACAAGACAAAGAATTTACCTGGCTCAGGATGTAAAATTATAGCCTCATTTTCAGTAAATGCAAGAGTATTAGTTGGAACTATAATATCTTTATCAACTGGTGATTCAATGATAAAAAGATCATTGAAATCTGCAATAAAATCCTTACTATAACTTGCAGGATTTCCTTGAACATCAACTACAATTGGTGGATAATTAAATGAACCTGTACCAGAATTTGAGAAATCAATGATGACGTTATTATCAAAATAAAAATCTCTTGATATAGTACCAACACCAATCTTTGTTAGAGAAAACGCATCATTACTAATTTTCTTTACATAATACTCATCACTTTCATTAAGTTCATTGATCGTCACACCAGAACCAACAGTATATTTTACTACTTCTTTTGATTGATACCCATGATTTACTATTTCTACTTGATTTGATGCAGTATTTACACCAAAAGATGGAATGGTTCTCCTTTTGTTTTCGTAACCAGTACCAGGGTTTGTTACTACAACACTTGATACAACTAATTTTAGATCTGATGCAGATATAAATTGTTCTCCATCACCAAGTGAATCCAGACTTACTGAGTTGATACCAGACATCGCCTCAGGCATTGTCTTGTGTAAAGATATTGTCTTTTGTGTTTTTACAAATGCAAAATATTCTGCATCTGTTGAGAGACCTGCAATTGATTTTGTCTTTCCAGGTTCGTATATGACTCTTTCACCATCTTGGAATTTGTGATCATCATTAAATGTGATTTCATTAGTTGCAATATTTACATTAGATGAAAGATCTGCAACAAAAGAATTTTCAAGTCTAATACTCTTCATTCTTGGTTCAGCTGTTGCACCCTTTCCATTGCCACCAGTAATAGAGATGAAAGGTGGTTCTGAATATCCTAAACCATTATCAATAACATCAATTCTTTCTAATTTTCCTTTAATATTACAAACACCTGTAGCACCTACACCAACACTATCTTGTATATTCAATAATGGGGGGTTAATTACATCATATCCAGAACCTCCAGATCTAATACTGAAATTCTGAATATCACCATAATAAACACTTTGTGATGATTTATAATTTAACAACTCAAGACCATTATTAAAAATTCCTGTAAAACCTGATTTTGTAGGTTCATCCTTTGTTTTGGTTACAGGATTTAGAATTTTTCTATAAATTCCTTGAGGTTGTACTTTTTTATTATAAAAATCAAGTAAATTAATGGTAGAATTGGTAAAGACTCCCCTAAATGATACAAATTCTTCTCTGAATAAATCTGACCTACTTTTAGAAAGTTTTAATTTTGTACTGTTAACTCTAAAGGCATAATAAAAACCTGAAGATATACCCTCAATTGCGTTTGTGGGATCACCTCCTACTGCGTCAAAGTAAATAGGATCACCTGTGTAGAATCCATGATCAGGTAATGAAGTTCTTCCCAGATCTAAAGTTTCAATATCAAAGGTATCTGTAGTATTACTAATTGTTGCAGAGAATTTTATAATTTTGTCATAAGTATTAATATTTAAATCACCATATCTAGGAATTGAGTTTGATGCAACAATTGTACTATCATCAAACTTTGCATATGTATTTTGTACATTAGTAGCAAATTTTCTGATATTATACTTTGATGATTTACCTTTTAGTAATTGATTCTCAACAAAAAATTGACCAACAGTGTTAAGTGGTTGACCAAAATTAATACTTACTCTTCTTGCCGAAGAAACATTAACTACTTCTCCCTCAACAGAATAGGAAAAATCCTCATTCTGATATCTTACTTGATAACCCTCTTTAAAGAAACAATCATTCTTAAAAGTTATCTCATAGATGTTGTCTTCAGCATCAATAACATTTGCTTCTAAGACTTCATAATTTGTTTTTATATTTAAAATGTAATTATTGTTTTTCTTTCCTGGAGCTTTATAACCAAGAGATTTTATCTCAATGGTGTCATCTTTTTCATAATATGCAGTTTTTTCATTTTGTACAAAATCTTTGAGAGTAGAGGTAAATCTTACTCTAATTTCTTGTGATGTATCAATACCAACATATGCAAAAGAATAGGAATCTAATTTTACATCTGTGGTTTTCTTTAGTTTATTTGTGACACCTTTAACATTAAATAATTGATTTAAAGTTTTTCCACTGTAAGCAATTCCAATATCCTGCCCATCAATATCTTCAACAACAATATTTCCAAATTCAGGAAAATCTACAGTAGAATCTACACTTAGGACTGTTTCATTGATATCAACATCTTCTAAAAGTTTGGTAAGTGGGTTTGGTCTGAACTCACCAAATATACTACCATTTACATCAGAGTCTCTCTGAAATCCACTATCAATACTAATCTGATAATATTGAAAATTACTATAAGGAATTTTCTGTACGTTTGTTATAGAACCTCTAGCATTTGTTGCTTTTTGGAAAATTGTAAGATTTAATAATTCTAATGGATCACCCTGAAGTTGTTCAACTACAAAATCCTTTGTTACCTTATAATCTGCATTAGAAGGAGTTAATAGGAACTGTGATGGACGAATGATTTCTACATCTTCACCATATAATGCTCTGAATAGAATTTCATATGACTGATCTGTTCCCTTAGAGGTATAAAAACTGTCTACATTATAAATGAAATTTCTCTGATCAAGATCACCAAATAAATTTCTCTCCGTAAATCCTGGTGTAAACTGTCTTTTTAACTTTTTGAAAAACTCTTGAAGGAATAATACATTTAAATTTTGAACAACAGTCCCGTTATCATGTTCATCTATCTCAGACTTTGTAAAAGTAAGTTCATCAGGTTTACCTGTGGTGATGTATGTGGTGATACCACTGAAACCCCTTCTACAATCCTTAAATTTAGTTGCAGTCTTTGTCTCATAGAAAATGATCTCATCATCAATTCTTATGATACCATTTGTTTCAGCAAAACCTTCAGTAGATTGAACGTCTATATTAACTTCAGTGTAGTTTAATTTCTCTGTAAGTGTAGTTGAACTTACAATATTGAAAAGTTCATCAACTTTGACATACTTGTCAATGTTATTGACAATATCGATAGGACCACTTTGAGATTCCTGAGATACGTAATATTGCTCTAAAAAATCGGTAAGAAGAGGAAAGTCCTCTCTCACGTACCTAGGAAGTTGACTAGCAACAATTTCTTGAAACTTGACTCTATCTATTGCCATTTTTAATTCTTAATTGTAAGATAATCTGCAGACGATACTGTTATTAGACTAAGTTGAAGTAGTTGAAGTTGTTTCAACTTGAACAGTGGTAATTGGATTACCTCTTACCAATTTGTTTGATCCATAACTTGAAGAAACAATGTAATTTGTTCCTGATATATCATTTCCAGAGGAAATGTTGTCGGCAATAACATCAACTGTTGTATTATTTACATCAAGTTGTAGATAGAGATCTTGGAGACCTATAACGTCATTTGAAAGGGGAATCGTTGATATTTCTACCATTGGACTGTTGTGATTCACAACAGTAGAAATTATATTGATAGGATTCAGTTTAACTTCACCTTTCACATAATCAATAGTACCAACATTCTGTTTTACAATAAATGGTTCTGTTGGAGAGTTTAATCTGAATAGGAATACAGATCCTTTTTTAAGATCTGGGTTTGGTTTATCACCAAGATAAACCGTTCCACTTATACCACTTACAACAAATCCTGATGACTTGATGTTATAACCAAGACTCTTGACAAACAGTTGATTACCAAAACATAATTCGTATTCGGCAAACTGATTGAGTTGTGCAACTAAATCACGTCTGATATTAATATTTGTGATGTTTGATGTAATAGATTCATTACTATTATCAATGACTCTCTGGAACTGAGAATATTTGAATCTTCCTCCAAATTGATTCAATTCAGATGAATCAGAATAAGTTGTAATGTTCTGTACGACAACATTTTGAACAAAGGAAGCAGTGGGTGCTAAATTTGGATTGTAATAAACTTCACAATCTGCTTCAAGAAATAAGAACTTTAAGTCAATAATTTCAGGTCTTATACCGGCAACAGAGAATTTCTTAATCTGTTGTTGAATGTTTTGTTTGACACCACTTGAAAGGAATACACCATTGAATGGTTTGACACTGATGAATACCTTTCCAAATTGTGGAGGTGTTAAATCTTCACCACCAAATGCTGAAACTGATTGAGCCTCTGGATAAATCTGTGGAATCAGACCCTCATAATCAGCTGCAGTGACTGCTCTGTTCTGTGATGCATAGATCTGTGGTGCATACTTCTTAATTGATTCAACAGATTCAATTGATTTGCCACCACCAGATACTGAATCTGTTGTTATTACAGATACACCAGAACTAATTGCTAGACCATTATTGCCAACTAGATTTCCAATGAACTGGAAATTAGAAATATTATTTGCTTCATTCCCATTTGATGTGATATAACTTGCTTCAATGAAATTCTGATCTTCTAACTTAACTCCAAAAATTCCATCACCAAATAATAACTCATATCTTTCTTGTTCAATCTCTTGTATAAAGTATGCTCTCGTTGAACTCGTGACTTCAAACAAACTTGCAAACAATTCAAACTTTTTTGATACTGTTGAAGATTCAGTGTCCTTTACAATCACTGAAATTAAATCTGTATCAATACCAGAGTTTGGTAAAATAAACTTCTGATTTGGATTACTTCCATCTACAGTAAAAGTTTGATTAATATAAGTTCCTTCGTAAACAGAAATACTACTAAATGTAGCATTTCCAGTTGAATCTACAGGGACTGTAATATCATTAGGAATTGAGAATACAAAAGTCTTTGTCTTGTTTGAAGATGTTGATCTTGTTGATAATACAACACCTGCCTTCAGTGTGACAGAAACTGCAGTTGTATTACTTAAATCTACACTAAAGGAAACAATTGACTTCGATGATTTCCTTGATCTTGGTACATACCCAATATTACGCGCGAGAGATACTACATTCTCCCTTAGAGTCGCACTATCAATGAATACCTCATTTGATACCATATTGGCATTGTATGAGGTAATATAAGTGTTATACGCTAACGTGTCGATAATTGTAGATAGATTTGATCCCTCAAAATCATAATCCGTGAAATTTGAATTTGCACGGAGATAATCCTTTATTGATTCCTTGATCTGATCAAAATCTAAGTTGCTAAAATTAACTAAAGGCATTTACCTAGTGGGTAGTAACACGAACTCTAATTGTTGTGTTTGAGCATCTATTCCTATAATTTCGTATTCGATATTACAGTTAAATTCATTATCATCAAAAATTGGAGTAACAATAACATTCAGTAATTTTACTCTTGGTTCAAATGAATTGATTGTGTTTTCAATCTCAGATTGAATTGCACTTGCAGTCAAAGTATCTAAATTCTCAAAAAGAAGTTGAGTTACCCTTGATCCAACAGTTGGCTCAAATGGTTTCTCACCAGGTACAGTAAATACTAAATTACGAATTGAACGAGCAATTGCATTTGCATTCTTTATCACAATGATGTCATTGTTAATAGGATTAATCTTAAAGGTCGCACTTACGTCCTTAAACCCCTGACTGACTCTTTGAGCGGGCACTGTGATAATACAACAATTCTAAAGTTATTTATTACCAATAATTAATTTTTTACTCAGTCAAAAGATCAGGTTGATTCTCTTCATTCTCCCAGAAATCTTTATAATCTACCTCACTGGCTTCATAAAACCCATCTTCTCTTACCTTCTTCTTATTCTTTGGTGTCTTCTGATCGTGATTGATCTCTCTAAGAAAATTCTTATCCATCTATTATAAACCCCAATCTACGATAATCATTGTCTTCTATATATCTCTCGACTTTATCCCCTTCCCATATCGGAATGACTGAATCATTGTTATAACGAAAATCTGGATTGGCTCTTAGATGTATCTCAATCAGTTTTCCATTAATATACTCACAATTAATCCATTCATATCTCTCACTTAATTCTTTGAAGAGTTTTGGTAATGGTATGTCTCTTTCTACCTTATACCACCTCTTCCACTTGTACAACGGATCCTGAGGGTCTCTCTCACCCTTTACAGTGAGTTCCTGTTGCCCTTGATAATAATCAACTGATATGTGTTCTCCATCAAATATCTCACACCAAAACTCACCTGGATGTAAATGTTCAGTATCACCTTCCAAATAATCCATTCGAGCATATCGTCCCATACCCATGAAATTAATACATGGTCTGATAATATAAATGCCAGATGAAGGAACTTCTAAACCCGCAGGTCCACAAGTATATCCTAACATCTGGCTGATCTGTAACTTATTATAAATCCATAAATCTTGAGGATGAATAGATGACCACTCATCCTCAACAGTCATCTTATACTTAATCTTCTTCATCTAATTCTTGAAATGATAATTTAAGTATCATTACTATATAATAGCTCACTCCAAATAATAGTATTAACATACAAATGATAATACTCCATGTCACATCATTGACATCATTGAGTGGTCGAAGAATCAGATTCATACATTAACGTCCCTGTCCACGATACCTTTTTGGTTTACCATTACGTGATGTTGCTGCATACTTTGTGTGTTGACCTGAACCCTGTCGAGTCTTCTTTGGACGCGACTCAATCATTGATTGACCAGTCAGAGACTTCTTAACCTTTGCCATAATTAAATCCAGACGACTTTTACACTATAAACAAAAAAAGGGGTCTTGTCAACCCCTTTCTTCTATCTTACCAAATATTATACACTTCTTACATCCAGGGCCAAGACATTCCCAACCCTTATGACACTTCTCACATCCCTTACCACCACATTTATTACAAACAGGATGATAATCAGATAACCCTCGTTTTTTCATGTCCTACTCGAATACGTGGATCGCACCAGATCTCATATCCAGCTTCAATGGCATCCAAACAGAAGGATACATCTTCTCCACACATATCTTGAACTGCACCACTTTCAAAAACTTGCATCTTCGGTGCAAACCATGGATACTTAATCTTCTCATTTTCAAAGACTCCATGCTGAATCATGACCCAACCGAATCCTGTATAATCAACAGTAAAAGGCTTCTTACGCTTACTAATACCATCAACCATCTCATGATTCATCACTCCACCATTATTCCTGAAGTCATCTTCCTCTAACCAATGTGCAACAGAGGTTGTGCGGCCATCTTCAGTTGAATACCAACCAGCTACAATCTCCTTCTCTTCACCTTCAGAGTTTAACGCTAAATCACAAAGCTGCCAGAACTTCTCAGTATTGAAAATAATGTCACTATCAATCCATAACTGATAATCATACTTGAGCTTCCCGTCCCATGGAATTTGGTCAGGCCCTCTCAATACATTTGCGCCAAGACACTTACATCGTGCGAAATTCACCATGCTTGAGTAATCTTGACTAATCTGAATACTCATCTGATTTTGTACAAGATCAAAACATAATTGTACAAAATTTTTCATGAATGCATAACTACACCCACGCCCTGGAAGACAAAATACAATCGCCTTCCCTCTCATCCTTTCTTTAATTTCTTCATAATCCCACTCTACTTTTTCTTTCTTACTTCCAGCCTTTGGTGTGGCTGCCTTCACTGTAAATCCTTTTGCCATGAATTTGAAATCACTCCATTTCAATCTTTATTATACCAATTATGTATACTACTGTCAATTATTCTGATACTATCTCATATGAGAGATCCTCAGACACATAGTCAGTCTTTACAAGGCCAACCAAATTATTTAAAATCTTCCAATTCTCATTGAATATAAACTCATTATATTCCTCTGATATACATTCACCCTTTAAAAATATTCTGTAGACTTTTGATACACTCATAAAAAAACCTCGAAGGGGGCTACACTAAAAAACTTATACGGGATTTTTTTATATATGGATTTTTTTTTATTATTGCAATATTGCGAGGCCAGATTGTCACCTTTGTAGGTTAGACTTGCCGCAATTTCTTTAAGGGGGGGCCGATAACTTTTTATC